GTCACGAGCGTCACCTATACGCCGACCTCGACCCTGGCCAATATCACGCCCATGACCGTCGCGCTGTTTAAGGACGGTCTCAAGAAGATCATCAAGGGCGCGCGGGGCAACGTGAAATACAGCGCCAAGAATGGCGAGCCCGGCATGTTCGAGTTCGAATTCATCGGGGTCTACGACAGCGTGGCCGATGTCGCACTGATCACGCCTTCCGGTGTGGAGACCACGGTTCCCGTCGCCCTGCTGTCGGCCCTCTTCAGTGTGGGCGGCTTCTCGGCCTTCATGTCGCAAATCACCTTCGATATGGCCAATACGATCGAGCCGCGCGCCGATGTGAATTCCGCGGCGGGCTACATCAGTGCCATTCTGACCAATCGCGAACCCAAGGGCAGCTTCGATCCGGAAGACGAATTGGTGGCCAACCATGACTGGTATGGCCGCTGGCTCGGCGGGACAACCGGCGTGCTCACCTGGAAACATCCCGGATCCGCGGGCAACATCTGCACGTTCAATATTCCGGTCTGTCAGTACACAAAGATTTCGGAGAGCGATCGGAACGGCATTGCGACACTGGGAACCGACTTCCTCATGGCGCGCAGCGCGTCGTCCGGGAATGACGAGCTGAGTATTGCGTACACATAAACCGTCCCTCCGGTGCATGGTCTGTCCGGTCTGTCCGGTGTGACCAAACGGACCGACGAGACGAGATAGATCAAATTGACGCACGAAACCGAACAGACCAGATCAGGGAGCATCATGGAACCCACGACTGACCTCCACGCAAAAACCTATCTCATCGGTGGGATCACCTATCGACTGGAGCCGCTGTCTTGGCAGCAAAATAAATGGCTCGGTGATCATATTTTCGGCGCCATCGATCTGGCGGCGCTGGATTATGCAGTGATTCACGACCTGTTGCGCGAGAAGGGCCCGCTCTTCATGGCGATCTGTCTCCTCGCAGAGGGCGAGACCCGGCCGGCGAAGGCCGCGCTGCCGTTCAGCGCCATCCAGCGTCTGGCGCAGACGTTCGCCGGGGAACTGACCGGCGGGGAGGTGGCGCTCTTCGGCCCACATTTTTTTCTCTGCAATCCGCCCGCGCAGATGTCGATGCTGCTGAGCGGGAAAGTCCTGCTGAGCGCCTTACAGCGCGCGCACGACGCACCGTCCCCTGCACCTATCGCGAGTGGGTCGAGCACAGCCTCGTCGCCCTTACCGACGGCGACCTCTCCAAGCTCCGAGGCATCCTCACCGAATACGGACCCGCTGATTCAGATCCGTACCTCCGGCGCTGCATCGAGCGACGCACCGTCGATCTCGCCATCCTGGGATGGATCGGCGTTGAGTTGCCCTGGGTGACGAGAGCACCGGCGCGGCCGGCCGCGCAGACGATTGGGCAGTTTTGCGGAGGGACCTGCATCGAGGACTGTACCGTGTTTTTCGGGGATGGATTGGCGCAGGCCTGCCGGACCTGTCCAAACTGAATCGGCGGGACCGGCGAGACGCAGCAGACGGGTATGAGGAGCTGAGACGATGGCGCGGCCTGTGTTGGAAAATCGGACCATCTTGACGGACGCCGACGGGCGACAGGTCATTATTCCGGAGCAATCGTCCGGGCCGGTCATCACCATGACGCTGCTCGATGAGACGGGCGCCCCCGTGCCCTTGATGGCGATCGCCGCCGCCACGCTCACCATCTATGCCCGCGACGAACCGAGCCAGCCGATTCTCAATAGCGTCGATCGTGTGGACATCAAGAACGTCGGACGCGCGACCATTCATGCGACGAGCGGGCTGCTCACGCTCACGCTCCTGCCGGCCGACAACAGCATCCAAAATAGCGCGAACGATCTCGAATGGCACCGGTTCCTTATCGAGGTGACATACAACGCGACCTATGCGCTGAAATATGAGATCGAGGCGCCCGTCCGCAATCTCTATAAGGTGAGTTAAACCAGGAGGGTCCGTGATGAAACTGAAGCGGCATTTTCTCAAGCCTGACGGCTGGGTCAAGGAGGTGGACGCGCAGGGCCTCTGCACCAACCCGCCCCCGTTGTCCCATATCGCAGTCCAACATACCGGCTCGACGCCGGATCAACATTTCTCCGACAAGCTCGTGGCCGCGGGATTGTCCGAGGGGTGGCTGTCGATCGCGGACGGCGTGCTCACCCTGCACGCCCAGCCCGAGGATCTGCACTATCGCATCCTGCGCGTGCCAGGGAAATATCCCGTGGCCGGCGATCCGGTCCGCTCCGAGGTGATTCATTATTATGACTGTGTATTGGACGAGGCGGCCCACGCCAAGTACCGCGTCCAGAAAGGGGCGGTGTAACCCATGGCGGATTTCGTCTTCAACATCGCGAAGGGCCGTGTGGCTGAACTCTATAACCGGGTCGATTCCAACGATCCGGCCAACTCGGCGCTCATCATTGTGATTCTGGCCACGGCGGGCATCGAGTCGGACGCCACGCTGAAGGATGTGGATACGGTCACGGCGCTCGTCGCCGGGACGACGAACGAAGTCACGAATTCCGGCTATGCCCGGAAGACCCTGACCGATGCCGACATCACCGCCTTCGCGCCGGACGATACGAACGACCGGGTGGATCTCGATATTCCCGACCAGACCTGGACGGCCGTCGCCGCCGGGGACGGGTGGAACGATTTCATCGTCGCCTATGACAACGATACGACCGGCGGCACCGATGCCAACCTCGTGCCGCTCACGCAGCATGATTTCGTGGTCGTCCCGGACGGTTCGGACATCACCGCGCAAATTGCGGCGGCCGGATTTTTCCGGGCCAGTTAACGGATTGGATGAGATCAGGAGCGGTGTGCGCCAATGGCCCTGCTGCATGACGCCTGTCCGCGCTGTGGATTCGTCACGGCGGTGCGCTTGCTGGAACGGGCCGAGCTCGGTGTCTGCGAGACCTGTACGAAAGTGATTAAACAACGGGAGGCACGTCATCATGAAAACCATCATGAAAACCATGCTCGTCATGATCCTGGCCTGGTGCCTCTTCGGCGAGTCGGCTGAGGCGCAAGCGCTCTCCGCGACATTGGCCTGGGACAATGCCGATACGACCGATCAAGTCAGGGTCGATAAGGCCTCCTCCTCCAGCGGCACGTTTAACACGCTGACCACGCTGCCAGCCGGGACGCTGACCTATACCGATACCACGAATGTCGCGGGTTCGACGCCCTGTTATCGCGTCGAGAACGTGAATAGCTCCGGGGCGGGACCCTCGAGTAATGTCGTGTGCAAAGCGTTCCCTCCGATGCCGACAGTAGCCCCTGTGATGCACCCCATACCGTAATGCAGAAGTGGCAATGCTGGCTCTGTCGGGTGTTCAAATGGGGCTGTTGAATGAACTATAGCACCAGTTTTGCGGGGACCGAGAATCCGATCAGCGAAGGCGCGAACTGGCGCAACGGATTGGCGGATGGACTTGACTGGCATGATGTCCGCACAGCATCCGCTGCGGCCCGTCCTACCACTGGTACAAGCGGCGTTAGCGATTCCATCGCCTGCCTGACGGGATCATGGGGACCAGACCAGACCGTCCAAGGTACCGCGTTGGTGTCGGGGGCTGATCTCAACGATGAATTAGAACTGCATGTCCGCTGTACCATCACGGCGAACACCATCACCAGCTATGAGTGTGATTTTGAGGTAGCGGGTGCGATTAGCATTATCCGCTGGAACGGAGCGAGCGGTGATTTCACCGTTATCCAGGGGCAGGTGAGCCTTGGGCGAGCCATTGTAACCGGCGATATTCTCGGTGTGCGCATTGTGGGTGGTGTGATTACTGCATCGTTTAACGGTGTGGATATTGTCTCGATTGCTGATAGCACATTCACCAATGGGAGTCCAGGGATGGGGTTTGACCTTGGTGGGGCCGATGTGGGATCTGGCATCAATTTTACAGGGTTGACCGCCTTCAGCGCGACGGATGGTCTCACTGGGGTGGCGGCACGGATCAGCGATGAACTGTCACGCCGGAAATTCGGACGGAATATCTAGATGCCATTAACCTACTTCGGCGATCAGGCCGACAACACGGACGATTCAGGCTCGCCGTCCATTACGATGTGGACGCTGTTTACCGCGCCGATCAGTGGGCAGATCGGGGAACTTTCGGCGAAGCTGTGGAATTGGACCGGCACCACTACCGTGCGGCTGGCCGTCTATGATTCGACTGGCACCACCTTAATTTGTCAAGGGTCGGCATCGGTGACGGTGACAGGGGCCTCGCCTGGGTCCTGGTTCGGGCATCTGACGCAAGCGGACATGACACCGAATACGGCGAGTCTGGTAGGCGGCACGACCTATCTCCTGGTGTTCAGCGGGACCAACCTAGGACTGCGTTATGACAGTACGACCGGGGACAGCCCAGACACGCAGTTCAATTTGATTAGCTATGCAGCCGGTGGATTTCCAGTGTCCTTGCCGAGCCCGACGAGCGCGGGCAATACCTATTCCGTCCGTTGCGGCCTCATTGCTGGCGGTGGTGGCGGCTCCGACGCCGGGATGGGTGGGCAGATTAAACGGTTTCCAATTCGACAACGACCGTTTGCGCCAGGACTGGCGCGGTAACGAAAGGACACACGACGATGAGCCGACAATTTTGGCAGGAACTCCTCGCGTGGGCGACGGCCAGCGGGACCTCGATCAATACCTCGACGACCGAGACGATCATTTTCCCGGATGTCACGATTCCGGCGAACTATCTGGCCGATGGTCGCACGGTTCGCCTGACGGTCTATGGCCTGCATTCAACGCTCGGATCTGGCACCGTGACGACGGCCTTTCAGGTTCGATGGGGCGGTGTGGCCGGGACCGTGATCTGTAAAACCGGCACGATTACCCAGGTCATTTCGCTCACGAATGCGCTCTGGAAAATGGTGGTCGATATTACCGTGCGCAGTAATGGATCATCCGGGACGGTCATGGGGAACGGGGAAGTACATATGTTTGGTGGGACGGCTCCGACGATTGGATCGGCGACAGGTGCCCCAGCCATTGCGCCGATGACGAATGGCGGACAAACGGGACCAGCAGTCGCCACGCTGAACCTGACGGTCGATACGGCCATTTCAGTGACGGCACAGATGGGTGCCAGCAGCGCGAGCAACATCATTCAGGGGTTGCAATATACCATCGAAGCGTTGAACTAATGGCGAGTCGGTTCTACTTGCACAGCGCAGGCTCCGCAGTCATCGCACCGGCCTTCGATGCCGGATGGGAGCAGACGGGACAGGCGGTGCGGTTGCCGATGGATCTGAAGAGTGCGCAAGGCCCGCTGACCGCGCTCGCCGATTCATCGGCCATCACCGTGCCGGTGACGACCACGCAACAGATTTTGGCCTACCAGTTTGTCGGCAATCATCTGTTTAAGTCCGTGCGGCTCGATGCCTCGACGCTCTTTTCGATGGTGCTACGCGGGCTCGAAAATGCCTCCACGAACAATGTATTCCTGGCGGTGATTCTGCGTGCCATGAGTCAGGACGGCGGGCGCGTGCTGGCGACGTTGTTTTCGAGCATGACGAATGCGGGAACGGAGTTTGTCACCACGGCGGCGACTCGGATTTTTTCACAGACTGCCATAACCGCAGCGACCCTACCTGAACCGTTCCGGCTCGTGCTGGAGATTGGTGGGCACGCACAGGCTCCGACCGTGGCAGGTTCCTATACCTATCGGGTCGGGACGAATGCCGCGAGCGACTTTGCCTTGACCAGTGCGCTCACGACGGACCTGAACCCCTGGATGGAACTGAGCGCGAACCTGAACGCCCATCCATTGAACAATTATCAAAGCGTCAAAGTTGGCAATGGCATGAGCACGGGAGAGAAGATCCGATGAGTTTCCCGTCCCTGCGCAGTCCCTATTTCAAGTTTCCGCACAGCAGCCCGGCTGGGGCTGGCGGGCCCTTTACTGTGGCCGTCAATCAAGTCAGTGAAACCGATCTCGCGCAGCCGCTCACCCATCTGAAAATCAAATCCATCGGGCAGCCGTCGGAAACCGATCTCTCGCAAGCCGTCGCGCACCTGAAGCGGAAGCT